TCTCCTACCATAAACGGATTAGAGTTTATGCCGAACACGCCACCGGCCGCGTGTCCGGCTGGTCGCAGCGGCGCGCCGTATGGGCCTTGCGGCACAGCGTCTGGAAGTACGACTGGCGCGCCGTATGGGCCTTGTGGAAGAGCGTTTGGCCCTTTGACATTTGGGTCTGTATCTCCCGCGTCTTTACCTTCTCCAAACTTGATTTGTCTTGTAATAATCGTTAGCATTATTTCTTTACTGTTCAATCCGTTGTATATGCTGGCTGTTTCAGAAATAACACCGTTGGCCGCTTTTGCCGCTGCTAATGCTTTGTCGTAGTTAGGAATCAAACCCATCGTAATGTCTTTACCGATGCTGTCTACAAAAGCCGCGTGTGCGATGGCCTTCTTCTCACCGTCTTTTATGTAGTCTAGAGCATGGTCTTCTTCCAGCTTCGCAAACGCGGTGGCGGCCGCGCCTTCTATCAACAAGCCTTTGATGCGCTCGTCTTTAGCTAAACCAAAGGCGATAGCGGTGTCTTGTATGCCCTTTATCTCATGTGCTTGCAAACCGTCTATGGCCAGCGCCGCGATTTGTTTCTCTAGCAGGTCAGCTTTGATTTGGTCTGCGACAAAAGTACGCATCTCCGCTTCTTTATCTTTCGTTTTCTGAAGCTCGGTTTGCGCTTCTTTTAGTTTAGTGTTGTATTGTCCTTGTGCGATGGCCAACAACTCAGCGGCTGTTTTGCCTTGTCCATGTTCAGCTCGCAACTCTGCAAGCTTCTTCTCTAAATCTTTTGAGTCTAGCGTGTTGTCGCGCGTAGACAGTCCAAACGCTTCTTGCGACATCTGACCGTTGTCTAGAGTGCGCTTCAAGTCTCCTTGTCTATCGTTTAGATTGTCCAACTGCTTCGCAAAGTCTTCTGCGCTCACGAGGCCTTTCTCATGTTCAGCGTTCAGCTCTGCGATGGAAGCGTTGATGTCGGATGTACCTTCGTTGTATCGGTCTATACCATCCGTGTTGGCAAATCTTTCGTTTAGATCGTTTACAGAGATGCCAAGTCTTCCTTGCGAAATCAAAGCGCGCTCTATCGCATCACTGTTGTCTACGATGGTGCCGCTACCGGCGCGTATAGCCGCTGATTGTGCATTGAAGTCTTTGGTCAGTTTGGCGATAGCGTCCTTTTGTTCGCCTTCAGTTTTTAGCAAGTCGCCGCGCGTCTTTTTGTAGTTGCCATAAACGCCTTTGATAGAACTGAGCGCGGTGGCCTGCCGTTCATAAGCTTCTGTTTGCTCGTTTATTGCCTTTTGCATCGGCGTCAGCGTTGGTACGATGACTTCCACCGCGCCTTTGAGGTCTTCAAGACGCGTCCGAGAAATCAGATATTGGTCGTTTAGTTTTTTTTGCGCAGCGGTCATCAGTGCGGCGGCGCCAGCTTGGTCTGTAATCGCGTTACCAACCATCAACATTGGCCCAAAGGCATTTTGCGAAGCCGCTAAAAGTTCATTTGTGACGCGCTTGTAGTCTTCAAAAGAGATAGCGCCTATCTTGACCATCGCTTGCAGTTTGTCAAGCTCTGCGTAATTTGCATTGTTGCGCGACGCCCATGTTTCTGTCGCTTTAGCGGCCGCTGTTACAACATCCGAATATCCTTTGACAACAGGAATAAAGCCAGCGCCGATTTCTGTTTTGGCGCCAGCTACCGCGTCTTTCATCGTAGACAGCTTGCCAGCGGCTGTCTCCGCTTGCTTGGCCATCAAACCGCCAAAATCGCGTTGCATAGAAGCGATAAGCACTTTCACGGCTTGGTCAGCCGGTATGATTCCCTTCTCTATCATCTTGCTCATTGCGCCAGTCGTGACGCCAGCCGCGTCTGCCAGATGCTTTAGAGCCGGTATGCCTGTCTCTGCAAGCTGTCGCAAATCGTCATTGCCGACCTTGCCCTTTGCGCTCATCTGACCGAGCGCCGTTGTTATGCGCTGTATCATTGCGCCACCACCGCCAAGCGCGCCAGCCGCGTTACCGACCGCTTCCAGCGTTGGAATGACATCTTTGGCGGCGAAGCCATACGCCATCATGCGTTTAGCCGCGTCTTGTAGCTCTAAGAATTCAAATGGCGTCTTGTCTGCAAAAGCTTTTAGCTCTTTGAGCATCGCGTCAGACTTTTCTGCGCTACCAAGCATTGTTGTAAACGCAATCTTGGCTTGCTCTAATCCAGCCGCAAGCTGAAAGGAATCCGTAATCAGACTTTTGAATTTATTGGCCACCAAGCCAATGACATTGGACAGTCCAAAGGCGGCCGCCATGCTTAGCAAGCCGCTCTCCAAGCCAGCAAACGCTGCTTTTGTCTTGGCGGCTTCCTTGCCTATCTTGTCAAGCGGAGGAGAAGCCTCGTCTTGCGCGATTATGCGTACTTTGACATCAGCCATCTAACTCACCTTCTAAGCGTTCTATTGCTCTAACAGTCTTCAGAATTTGCGGCTGTGTGTTGGCTATCTGCACGATGCTTTTACCGCTCTGTATTGCCTCAAACGCGTTGTATACATTGGCCACCGCGGCCATGCGGCTTATCAAACCGGCTTGCTGGTCTAGCAGGCCACCGGCGTCAGGCAAAGCAGACCAGCGCTCCGCTTGCCAAGCCATGCGCAACTCATACGGCGCTGGCGCTTTATCGCGCGCACACCGCATTGCCGCGATCAAGATTTTGGGGAGATGTCCATCGCTTCGCTATACATCGTAGCGATGGCGTCAGCAACGACGCGTACAAATTTAGGCGACATGGTAGCGACATCATCTACCGCGTACGATGGCTTTTCTATCCATCCACACTTGATGGCCGCGCGCAAAACAGCACCGCGAAACGCTGGCGCTGGCCAGTCTTCGCTCTCTTTTATTGCGATAGCAAAAGTTTCGATGTGACGCTGTTGGAGCATAACAAACGTCACATCTACTCCGTTCTTATTGTCTAATACTTGCACTCTTTTACTACTGCACTGTGGAAGACAATGCTGTCGTTCCAAGAAATGACACGCTGATGGCCACCACTCCATCGTACGGAGAGCTATGTTCATAACTCGTGACGAGAGCAGTACCGGTGTATTCAATCAGTCCGACACCGGTGCCTTCCGGTTGGATTTTCAAAACGGCTGATGTCCCTACCACCAACTCGCTGTCGGTCAATGAAGTCGTGTCGTCTTCCAACAGCTCTACAGTAGCTTCAAAACCGACAGTTGTCGTGACAAAGCTTTTAGCCGTGTCAGCGGCCGCAGTAATTTCAACTGTGTCAATGGATGGCGTAACGCTGGCGGTACGCACATGCGTCAATGTGTTAGCTCCGTGCTTCACCACCAAACTCTTGCCTGTATAAATTGCCATGTTGTTGTTCCTCTATTGGTATTCTAAAATGGTAATTGAAGTTTGACAGCCATAAAAGAACTCATTGCTCTGTGAAGGCCACTCATAAACTCCCCGCTGTGCGTTTACGCTTGTGATTTCACAACGCGTGTAGATAGACCGACTCGCTTGGAGTTTATCTAACAACGCATCCATGTATCGCATCGTATCACACCACTCGTCTTGTACGCGGCTCAGTCCCACCGCTTCTAGTAGACATAGTTCACTTATGTCATGTTCTACTCTGCCATCGCTGACGCCAGCCGTAAACGGACTGAAGGTGGCGCCGCTTCCACCGCGCGTTGTGCCTAGCAAACGCACCGGTAGATTGGCGGCCGGTACGCTTGGCGGCACCGCGTTTATGTCATACGCCGTTGGAGTGACAGACACCAGCGCCTCGTTTGTGTAAGTCACTATCAGCGCGGCCAAAGCGCTTGTGATGGCTCGTATGTTGCTCATTATGTAAAGCGTTTATACGGCGCAAGGATTGTTGCTATGTCAGTTGGAATGCGTCCTGGATGCAACACCATCCCATCTCCAACGCTTACAGCGCGGTCAAAGTCCACACTGCTCTCGCGTTGTCGGTACATAAACGCCACAAGTCGGATTGTTGCCGCCACCACATCATCAGGCGCTGTGATGCTATACGCCCATCTTCCAAGCACGGAGATGGCTCTTTGTGAGGCGCCGCTACCGGCCTGTGTCCACACATAAGACGATGAAGTCATCATTGCCAGTCCATAAAACGGCGCTATGTTTGCTGGCTCTGTAACGAAATCCGTGTTCAACACAAGCACAACGCTATCTCCGTTGGTCACAGTCGTTGGCGCTTGCGCCAGCTCTAGACCTTCAGTGAAGTATAAAGTCGTGCCATAAGAGTTGCGCACAAGGTAGCCGCGTCTATTTATAGGCGCGTCTACATCCATCACGGAGTCAAAGTAACGCGTTGCATCGCTGGCGGCTTCAAATGTGCGCGCGCTATGCTTGTCTATCATAGCTTGCGCGCGCACAATCAAAGTGCCAATCAAAGCATCATCGGCAACGCTCGTAACGCCGAGATATGTCTTGACAAGCGCTGTCGTAGCGTAGGCCATCCTAAACGCTATTCTTTCGCTTTAGAGGCTTTGGGCGGCGCCTTGCTTACAGCAAGCGTCGCATATCCACAACGGATAAGTTCTTCACCAAGCGCCTTCTCTACATCCAGCGTCTCGCCATCCACACCGGCCCAAATCTTGTCGTCTTCCGTCACACCGCAACAAGCGATGCTAAACAAGACTACCATTGTTTACGCCTGTGTAAGGATTTGCGTTGCTTCTGCGACAGTTGTCGTGCCGCCAAACCGCATCGTGCTAAACAGCGCGACTTGGCCGGTGGCCTGCAACAGATACGGATTGCGCTGCATCACC